CGAACTGAGGCTGGCCGCCGAGTTCGAGGGCACGGAGAACCTCGCCGTTGCGCTCGTCATAGGTCTTATCGACCCAGGTGACGCCGGCCGCCCGAACGTCGATGCCGCCGATGATGGCCTGGTGGGTGGCGATGAGGGGCGGCTCGACCGCCTTTTCACCGGCCTCCATGATGCTCCACACCATGACCTGGAGGGTGCGGCTGTCCGGGAGGGAGCAGACCACGCAAGGCGAGATAGCGTATTGCGAGCCCTCCAGGAGAGCCCACCGGTCCACGAAATAGGAGAACTCCGGCACATCCTTCACGCCGAGGAGTTCCTTGTTGGTGATGTCGTACCAGATGGAGACCCATTCCATTTGTGACTTGCGCTTGGGGTCATAGGAGAGGAGCGGCATCTGGACGTGCATACAGTCGATCTTGTCGTTCGGGCTTTTCTCCAGCTTCTCGGAGACCTTTGCCGAGACATTCCAGCCACGCTTCTTGCCCTCGGCGAGGAGGTTCCGGACGGTGGATTTGAACTTGCGGAACATGGTGTCCACTTCGCCGTGGAAGTTCTCCAGCCAAGCACAGTCCCGAAGGTGCCAGGTGCGATAGCGGATGCCGTCGAGGGAGGGGAACTCCTCGACCGAGCCGACACACTGGCCGAAGGTTCCATAGTCGTTGTCGGCCACGGTCATGGCGCGGGTGTAGCCGCTCTTGCGGTTATACATCAGACCCCGGATAACATCGCGGGAGTCCTGGAGGGCCTGTTCGACCCGGGGGATTTTGCGCTTGCGGAGGCGGATGTCGCTGGGGGTGAGGCCGAACCAGTCCCGGCCGGAGGGCCGGAGGACCGAGCCGAGGAAGTTGCAGAACTCGCGGCGGAACAGGATGGGCTCCGATGAGTAGAGCTGCGAGGTCATGTCCTCGGTCGCCATGCTCTCGCGGGTGAAGTCGGCCCGCTCGGGGTAGTGGTTTTCCGCCACCTGCTGCCAGAAATTCAGGAGGGAGGACTTTTTCGCAAAGGCCTCGTCGGCCTGAGCGATGACCTGGTTGTCTTTTTCCAAAAGCGGCATAGGTCTGCCTCCCCCCTGAGTGTTGCCTTACGAGGTGCCGCCGAGGTTGAGCCCGGTGTAGGCGTTGTTGCCGGACAGGATGGTACTCTCTCGGCCGGAGCCGCGGCGGGCATCGACCTTTCTGCGGGCGGCCAACTGAGCCGCGGCGGAGCCCGGGTCCGGCATGGAAATCTGCGGCATCTTGGGAATTTTCGGGTTGAAAATCTGCTTCACGAACTTGCCGATGGCTTTGAACACTGAGGACATGGCTATCTCCTTCTCGGGTTGCGACCTGACACGGTGGCCTGTGTCTGGAGAGACGAGTTAGCAAATGTCGCGGGGTTTGTCGAACCGGTCGCAAAGGCGGCGATGATGACGCAATCCATGCGGTCGGGAGTGCGGCCAATCCGGGCCATCACGTTTTTCTTGGGCTCAATCTCGATGCCGCCCTGGGTGATCGAGTAACGCACGGCGAGCAACTCCTCCTTGAGGAGCGGGTCCGGGGGCAAGGCGACATTGCTGCCGGTGATGGGGTCCAGCAACTCCCGGAGGTGCCAATGGGCCGCGGTGCGGGTGTTCTTGAACTTGAGCATCCCGGAGCGGTCCCGGAGCGCGATAGGGGCAGAACCATTGAACTCCTCGACCTCGACCATGCCCTTGAGGTGGTCGCGGGTGGAGATGCCATAGCCGCCGCCCATGTCGATGGCTGCGGTTGCGTTGCCCCGCCGGAGGGCTGTGAACAGGGAAGCCACGGCCGGGCCATCCGGGGTGTCCTTGCCCTTGACCACGGTGAGCTTGTCGAAAAAGCTGCCATGCCTCGGGCAGAGGGCGGTGTTGGCCTCGCCGCCCTGGGCCACGTCGATGCCGATGGTGGTCATGGGGCCATTGGTGCCGATGGGGTTCCACCTCGCCATGGCCGCCTCCACATGGGCGGTCGGGAATACCTGCAAAGGTGAGTCGGCAAGCTGGGCCTGAAACCTGCCCTCCTTGAGGGAGGAGCGGAGTTCCGCCGGCAGAGCCGCGAGGCGCGAGCCATAGCCCGTTTCCTCCAGGTCCGGGTTGTCTGCCAGTTGGGCCGGGATGAAGGTCCGGGACTTGGGATAGATGGGCTTGCCCTTTTCATCGAGGAGCGGGTGCCCGTCGATCATCACCGGCCCGCCCTCGTAGTTCTCGACCTCGGTGTCCACGCCGTTGATGGTGGTGAACCATCGCAGTTCGCCGGGGAGCGCGGGGTTGGGGTGTTCCGGGTCCAGCCACGGCGCCCAATACTGGATGACCCACATGCCCTCCGGGGTGGTCGGCGGGTTCCCGGTCGAGATGACCCGGGACCTTTGGCCGGGGATGGTCGAGCGGTTCCAGGCGATGAGGGTGGTGTACTGCTTGCGGGTGAAGTTGGTTAACTCGTCAAAGCCGAACATGTCCTGGGCATTGCCCTGGTATTTCGTCCAGTCATCCTCATGCTGGATGCCCGAGAAATGGATGATCTGCTTGGCGGTGCGGTAGTTGGCCGGCGGGTTCCGTTTGATGCCGGCGGTCCCGACTATGCCTATCATGCGGTCCACGAGGGCATCGACCTCGGCGTTCATGCGGCGGAAGATGCGAGCCCGGCGGTGGCAGTTGAGCGCGGTGCCGAGGAGGAGGTCAGTCTTTCCGCCTCCGGCTTCACCACCATAGAACAGTTCGTCCGCCTCGGACATGTAGGCCGCGGTCTGGGGGCCTGGGTTCGGGAGCCAGTCGAGGTTGCCGTTGTCCTTGAGGGCGGCGAGGTAGGCCGCCTCCTTCTCGCTCTCCGGCATGGCCTCCCATTTGGCAATCCAGTCGTTGAGCGTGAGATTGGCTAGACCCGCATCCATTCGAGAAAGGCTCTTTCAAAGTCGGGGCCGCCCTTGGCCTCCATTGCCGCGATGATATAGGGCTTTTCCGCCTCGGGCAAAACGTCGGCCGCCCGGAGGGTTTTCTTGTGGGCCTCGCAAGCATAGTCTCCGGTATAGACCCATCGGTCGATGGTGCGGGAGCCCTTGATGGGGATGGCGACCCGCATGGAGTAGATGCCCCGCTCCTTGCACCGGCAGCAATCAGGCATGGGACAAGAGCCACGCCATGGCGAGGAGGCAGCCGATGCAGACCGAGACCAAGAGGCTGAGGATGAGCCCCAGCCTCTCGTTATCGTTCATCCGCCTCAAGCGTTGCCCTCGCCGACGGGCGGAAGCTGGTCGGGCGGGAGCGGGTTCTCCGCGCTACCCGGTTCGCCGGGCGCGGGGGTCTGATTTGCCGGGACCTTTCCCGTCTCGTTGATGGTCTGGAGATTGTCGAGGGCCGGGTCATCCGTGGCCTTCTCGGCCGGCTCGGGCGGCGGCGGCGTGAGAACCTGGAGGATAGCGTCCCGGAGTTCACCACCCCGGAGGCCTGCATCCATGTGCTTGCGGATGGAGCGGGCCTGTTCGTTCAACAGGAACACCATCTCCACCTTCACCACGCCGTTGAGGGCGCCGATGGGGACCATGCCCTTGGTTTCGTCCAAGTCCACGATGGAGACCTGAGGGTCGTTGTTCGGCTCGGCGATTACTGCCAGTACCTTTGTCATGCTACTCGTCCTCGACCGCCCTGGATTGCTTGGAACGCGAGACGGCGGGCGATCTGTTTGGGCGTCTCGGGTTCGGTCGTGTCGGCCGCCGGGATGTTCTCGGGCGGGTCCTGGTCGGGGAGTTTCTCGGGGGTGTCCCTCCATCCGTTGCGAGCCTTTTTCCAGAAGATGCCCGCGCTGGCATTGGGCGGATAGTGGCGAAGGACTTTCACCCGGACAATTTCCTTGTCGATCACCTTAATCTCCTCCTCCCATCGGTCGTAACCGGTGGCGAGTTGAAAGAGGGAGAGGGTCACGCGGTCATCGGCTGCCTTCTCGGGAATGCGGAGGGCCTCGACCAGTTCCGGCTTGGATGCCATCCACCTCCGAAAGGTGCGGTCGGTGACGCCGAGGAAGTCGGCGATGGCAATATGGGTGAGGCCCATGGCGGCGAGCTTGGCGGACTGCTCGACATACTCGGGCCTCCAGTCGGAAGGGCGGCCGGGTCCCTTCTTTTTCGGGGGCGGTGCCTTTTTCTTGGCTGCCTTCTTGGCGGGGCGTTTTGTCATGTGCCGGGCTGCCTCCGGGCCTTCTTGAAATGCGATGCTCGCGGGCTCTTGGGGTGCTGGGTCCATTTCTCCCATGGCTTGGGAGCCTTGATGGGGATGTGGATATAGCGAGGGTCCGGCGGCACGTCCGGAGGCTCCGGCTCTCGAATAAACACCGGGTCATCTTCCAATGCTTGCCCGGCAGCGATAGCCGCGGCCAAGAGCAAGGGCGATACAAGGACTGTGGGGCGCATGGGGCCAAGGAATAACCCTTGCGCCGGGAAAAGCAAGGGCTCACACGAGGAGGTAGATTACCATACCCCAAAGCACAAGACATCCAAGGGCGCACCACCCTAAAGGGCTAAGGTCTTTCACGTCGTAAGCGCCTGCATGGCAGCATTGGAAAGGCGCTGCGGGACATAGAGAACCTGCTTCAGATAGCTGTTAATGTGCGAACCACCGACGCCAACGCCAAATTCTAACCTGTTCGCAGTTATCGGCGTGGTCAATGTTGCGTCAGTCGTCGGCGAACCGCCATTCAGAACAGCGGCCATGTCATTCACGGCGAAGGCCGCCGCATACTTGAAATCCGTGTTATCAGACAAGGTCGCCGTTGCGGGCGCTCCGTCTGCCACAGACGCAATAACTACAGCTGCCGTTGCCGCACCGGGGGAAGCATTGCGGCGAATATAGAAACGGTTTGCTGAGGTACCATCACCCAAGGTCGAGAAGTAACCAAAGTTGGTTGTATCAACAAAGCCCGTGATTCCCGACGCATACAAAGTGCCAACCGTTGTGCTGCGATTAAATGAACTGGTTGAAAGTACCGACAACTGGTCTGCGTTGCGGGTTACAGACGTTCCGGCTGTTGGAATAAAGCTGGTGGCCGTGGTTATGGGCTCAAGTTGAGCGTATTGCACTGTTCCCGTAACAGTGAGCGTCAATGTGCCAGCCGATGGGGTGAATGTCAGCCTCGAGCGCGTGGGGAAAGCGCCAGAACCAACAAGGCTTCCGACAAAGGCACCGGACAGCGTGACCGTACCCGTGCCGTAGAACGAAAGCGTGTAAGGCTGCGCACTGACGGCCACGGACTGCGTCGAGAGGTTTGTCCCGTCAATCAGGCTATTGAGCAACAGATTTGTTGACTGCTGCTCAATCAGAGCGCCCTTTTGCGGCGTTGTCCTGAGAACACCGCTTGCGGCGGTCTGCCATACGTTGCTGTCGTCCAGATAGTAGGCCGCCGTTGCTCGTGTCAGTGAGATTTTAGAGGCCCACGGACCGGAGAAGTTATTCGCAGGCGTCGCCGTATCCTTGATGACCATGGACCCGTCGCGGAAATCAACGGCAACGGCGTCAGGATAGGGGGCGGCGAGGATGGCGGCAAGTGACCCCAAGAGGCTCCGGGTCAGTCTGGAAACCAGTGGCCGAGTTAGGGGGCGATAGAGGGGCATGAACTCATCCCATCAAATCAAAGACGAGGGTGCCGCTGGTGCGAGTGAAGTCGAGGCGGTAACTGCGAGGGCTTGCCCCATCAACCACAAAACTCTGATTTGTCGTCCAAGAGTCCCCGGTATCGGTCCATGTGCCAACCACGTCAACTTGCAGCTTAACCGTTCCGGTCCATGTGCCACTCAAGGTGGCCTGCACCTTTGTCCCATGCACGGCGGCGGACTGGCCGGATGCGGCAAGAGATGAACTAACTCTGGAGTCTGCTGCTGGCATAGGTGCCTCCATCCTGAATTGTGGATGGTTTATTCCAAGACGACCAAAAAAGAAAGCCGCCTTTTGAGGGGCGGCTAAGTTGTACGTCTCAATGGGAGGCTCCAAGATGAAGCCCAAACAGGCCGGGGGAACCGGGCCTGCCGAGACTATGGTGCCGGGTTGGCGGGCTTGTCAACGGAAGGCTCGCGGGCGAGGCTGTCCTGGTAGAGCTTCTCGCAGAGGGCATAGCCCTCCAGGGGCCAGAGCCCGCGGAAGGCGTCCTCGTAGGCATACCGCTTACCCACCTCGGGGTCGAAGTTGGCCGGGCTCGCCGGCGCGGCCTTGCCCATCTGGAAAAAGCCATTGACCATCTGGATGACGCAGATGGTGAGGTGGTCGATGTGGTGGTAGGTCACCGAGGCGATGCGGCCCTCGATGCTTTCCTTTGTGACCTTGGGGGCGGTCTTAGTCGCCACCGCGGCCTGGGCCTGTTCGAGGGTGAGGGATGGTTCGGACATGGTAGTCTCCTTGGGTTGCGCCTGTATCAGGCGAGGGTGATCTTGATTTTTCCGCCGCTGATGATGTTGGAGAGCGCGGTCTCGTAGTTGGCCTTCTCCCGTTCCATGCCCTCGGCGATGGCTTCAAGATATTCTAATTCCGTGATGATGCCCTTGGCGATGAGGAGGCGGACGAGCGAGCCGTGATCTGCGAGAGCCGTGTTGACGCCGACCCTGAGATGCTTGGGCTGGGTCGGCTCGGGGAGGTGGTTCATTTCCATCGCCACCCCGGACTGCATGGCATGGGCGGCCTTCATCCACCTATCTGTGGCTGCCTGCTTTTTCTGTTCCTCGGTCATTCTCGTCTCCGGTGTAGCCCGCAAAAGGTCCACCATGCGGGCATTGGTGGGTCTGCTTGTGAAGATGGCAGGCGGTGCAGACTGCACACCTGCCAGGGTAGAACTCCTCGGGGTGGTCGATGAAGTTGGGGATGCGGTCCTTAGGGTGCCTCGCCAAGGTCCACCACCTTGCAGAACTTGAAACCCATGATCTGCACCTCGCCGGTGTCGCCGAGAGTAACCTCTTGCACCATGTAGGGTTTTGGGAACAAGTCGGCAGCTACTCTGCAAAAGGCATCCCAAGCATGTTCCGGGATATAGAACTTAACCTCGCGGGTGGTTGTGTGCTGCATCTGGAGTTCGGCAGCGAGACGGGCAAGAAATTCGAGCATGTTTTTCTTTCGCAGGGAGTACCCGCTCCGGCTTGGTTGGCTGTTGGGACCGGAGCGGGCTGGGGTATTCAGGTCAAGTGTTCAGCAACCTTTCTTGCCGCCGGGCTTTGCCGCCGGTTTCTTGTTGCCCTTCTTTCCTGCCTTAGCCATGTGGCTCTCCTGTGTGTTGGCGGCCTTTAAGCCCCGGGCTGCCGTTCGGGGATGGTCATGCCTTCTGCTTTCTGCGGATGAGGTCGATGGTGATGCCGTTAATATGATCTAGCTCGTGCAAGAAACACCGGAAATCCCAGCCGTGCAGCTTCATCATGGTTCGGCTGGTAGGGTCCTCGTCAAACGTCACCTCGCCGGCGAGTGGGCGATGGACCCAGACCGACAAGCCGGGGAAGGACATGCACTCCTCGTCCTCTCCGCCGGTGATGCCGCTGGCCTGCACCACCTGAGGGTTCGCACACACGACAACCTTGTCCTTGAGCCGCATGACAAACACCCGGGCGAGAAAATTGATCTGGTTGGCCGCGAGGCCAAGAGCCCGGGGATAGTCGATGAGGGTGGCCTTGAGGTCGGCGAGGCCCTGGAGATGGTCGGGCCTGTTCCAGTCGAAGGCCGGGCACACGGTCTTGAGCGCGGGATGGTTGAACTTGACGATGCCGCGGCTGATGCCGTCACTCTGGGAGGATGATTGAGCCATTGCGGACCTCGATCTTCTTGAACTTGACGAGAACCGCGACATGCGCGGCGATGGCATCGAGGACGCTGGGGCTCGTGTTGCGCCGGCCCTTTTCGTAGTCGTAGAGGGCAGAGTCCGAGATGGAACAAGCCGAGGCGAAAGCCGGCTGGGTGAAGCCGAGATAGGCGCGGATGGCGCGAACCTGGCGCGGGCTGGGGGTGAATGGTTTCTTTGCCATGGCCTTCACGATAAAACCGTGACGGAGTTTTTGCAAGCCTCTCTGGGGTGCGGCGTCCTGCCACATTCCCGCTTGCGGATTTTATCTTTATCTGGAGAGACGAAAGGAGAGTGACATGGCAATGGCAATGAGCCGGAGCGACATCGAGAGCATCAAGGTCGGACAGCTTGGTCTCTACCAATGGGACAAGAGCTTGCCGGTCTGCGATGCCGGTGAGGTGCGGGAGGTCCTGGTCGGACGGAACAAGGGTAAGGTGTTCCGCTACGTCCAGGTGAAGGGCAACAACTCGACCATCGGTTTCGTGGTCGCAGAAGGAGACGAGCATGTTTGACACCATCCAAGTCGGCGACCGGGTGACCATCCGCACCCCTCAGGGGCAGGAGCGCACCGGTCGGGCCGTGATGTTCAACCGCAAGGTTGGGGCCTGGGTCCTGAACCTCGGCGGCGCCCACGGCATCCCCGGCATGGCCGACGAGCGCAACACCATCAACGTCAAGAAGGCCAAGCGCGACAAGTTCGCGCTCCAGGCCGCCATCATCAACGGAGGGTTCGGTCAATGACCAGCCTCGCCGCCCTCAAGGAGTCTCTCCGCTGGCAGGAGATGGTTGCCAGGACCAGCAAGGACCCAGCCCAGAGGGCGCGTTGCCTTCTGGCAATCGCCAAGCTCACCGAGCAGATCAAGGAGAAGGAAGCACAAGCATGAAGGTTTCAGACAAGATCATCGCCGGGACAATGAAGGCCGGTTTCGACCGCTTCATTCAGACCCACAAGATGAAGGACACGCCCGAGCTTCGGGCGCTGTTCTTCGCCGGCGCCGCCGTTGGCATCGCTTCACAGAACGGGACCGAGGCGGCGGTCGCGGCTGTGACCAGGCTGGCGCTGGAGGCACTGTGACCCAGAACCCCAAGCCCTGCCCGCGCTGTGACGGCGAGGGCGGATGGCCGATAAACCCCGACCGCCGGCCTCGCTTCCGCTATGACGAGCGCCGGGGCGAGGAATACCGGAAGAACTGGCAGGACTGCCCCGAGTGCCACGGCGAGGGCACCATTGAAACGGAGGACGAGGACCATGAATAACCCAGACACATACGAGGCCAACGAGCGGGCCGGCTTCGAGGGCGCTGACGCCACCGACCCGGTGATGCGAATATCTATCCGGCTCCAAGCGGCACTCAACTACGCCATCTCCTGCGAACTGTTGCAGCATGGTGGCGTTGACGGCAAGGTGATCGAGGATGGCATTGCCCACGGCCTCGGAACCATCCTCCAGATGTATCACTCGAATTGCGCCGAAAATGAAAGCCGGCAGAAGGCAGACAAGGGGGTTGACCTCATCGTCTCCACCGTCCTCGCCTCCGCCATGCAGGTCAAGAGAGGGCAGTACATGGACATGGACGACATGGGGCAAGTAAAACCGGGGCCGCGTCCATCCTGACATCGGCACCACGAGCAACACAAAGGCCCCACATCGGGGCCTTTCCCATTTCTGGGGGTGCGTCATCCCGCCACATTTCATTTCACGGTTTTTCCTTTAACTAGGGAGACGAAAGGAGCGCCGAAATGTTCAAGCGGTTAATGACCAAGGAGGACCGGGCCGCCGCCCGTAAGGCCTTCATCCGGCCCGGCTGGGTCAAGGTTTCCCCGAAGGGCCTGGACGCCGAGTTCTATCTCCACGAGATGGCCGGCAAGTTCTACGCGGTGGGCTTCATCGGCTCTGCCGGACGGCCCGCCTTCTACTATAGCTTCAAGAGCCTCCGGGCGCGGGATGGCTACCTCGCCGGCTACATGGAGAGCCTCCAGAAGTCGGCGGCCTACCGGGCCGAGCGGAAGGCCTCCGCCTCCAAG